ATTGGGGAAACCCTTTGCATTGTTTCTGCCTGTTGCATCTTTCCAAGGTGGACGTAGAGGTCAGATGTTTATGGACTATGGTATGTCTGCACTTGTGTATAACTACAGAGTAGACTTTACAGGCGGTGGTTCTCCACCATTCGGTAACGCATGGTTTATGTGGGGTTTCGATACCATGCCTGTCAACACTATCAAGTGGGTAAACAATCCAAAACAACGCAGTTCTACAGACGCTGTGACCACCAGACAAAATGAAATTAAATCGGATTTAACTGCATTTTTCTCTTGACATTTGTTATAAAAACAAGTATACTATACTAGTAACAATGAGAAAGAGGTTTGAAATGGCAGTCCATGTTTTCGGTATGACAGATGACCAGATACAACAAGTATCTCGTATTTGGGATATCGACTTTGTGCATCGGTGGCATGACCATCGTTCACATGGTGACATAGATTGGGATACTGATACTTTGATATTCGCTGGTAGGACTTCTGCTGATAGGATATCTGAGTGGAGTTGGCAAGACCACGAACTTTATTAAAAAAAGTTCTAAAAACATCTTGACATTTGTTATTATAACGTATATAATGAATATACAAACTGAGAAAACAACTAGGAGAATATTATATTATGGCACACGAACTTGAAATTGTAAATGGTAACGCTCAAATGGCATACGTTGGAGACTTACCTTGGCATGGACTTGGTACTAAGGTAGAACAGGATTTGACCCCTGCTCAGTTCCAAGAAGTTGCTGGATTGAACTGGACTGTGGAAAAACAACCACTAGTTACTGCTTCTGGTGTTCCTATCAAAAACAAAGAGGCACTTGTTCGTACCTCAGACAACTCTGTATTAGATGTTGTTGGAACAGGATGGAATCCTGTGCAGAACAATGAAGCATTTGAATTCTTCCATGAGTATGTAATGGCTGGTGACATGGAAATGCACACCGCTGGTTCACTCAAGGATGGACAAATGGTTTGGGCACTTGCAAAGACTAAAGAGTCTTTTGAGTTGTTCGATGGTGATGTAACAGATAACTATTTTCTGTTCACTAATCCACACCAATTTGGTAAGGCGATTAATATTCGCATGACACCAATTCGTGTGGTATGTAACAATACCCTCACACTGTCTCTATCTAAGAATGCCGATAAGATGGTAACGGTTAATCACCGAAAGGCGTTTGACCCTAGTGAAGTGAAAGAGCAGATGGGTATTGCTCGTCAGAAGATGGAAGAGTATAAGTCTATGGCTGCTTATCTTGGTACTAAAAAGTACACTTCTGACAATGTTATCCAATACTTCAATGAAGTGTTCGGTGCGCCTGCGAAAGAAAAGGTTGACAATGTTATTCCTTTTACATCTCGTAACGCAAAGAGTGCTTTTGAGAACTTGGATATCCAGCCAGGTGCAGAGTTTGCCCAAGGTTCTTGGTGGACTGCATTTAACTCAGTGACACATATGACTGACCACCTTCAAGGTCGTTCAAATGATGGGCGTTTGGTATCTTCATGGTACGGACGTAATCGTAAAGTGAAGTTGAATGCACTGGATAAGGCTCTTGAGTACGCTGACGCTGCATAAAAAAGTTGATGAGAGGGGTTGAAATACCCCTCTCTGATACCTATATAATAAGGGTGCTGTTCGTAAGTCGCCCTGTACGTCACACAATATGCTTACTCTGTGGCGCAAATAGGAGTTTGGTGGTTCTCCCTTAAAAACCACCACCTAAATATAACTGATACGCCTTATGGGTATCACATTTATCTTGCTTTAATAAAGGAGAAAAACAATGGTAAATTCAAGACTCACAATTGACCCTTCAAGGGTTAATGCTTACTCTATCGGTTTCGATAGAATGTTTGATATGATGTCAGGCGCTGTGCCGACAACACCCAACTATCCCCCCTACAATATCGTAAAACATAGTGACGATAAGTACACTATTGAGATTGCAGTTGCTGGATTCTCAAAGGATGAGATTGATGTTGAGACAAAAGAGAACACTCTTTTAATCGAATCAAAATCAAGACCAGAGGGTGACGATGATAAGGAGTTCCTACATAAAGGTATTTCTAATCGTGCTTTCAAAAAGGCCTTTACAATTTCAGATGATGTAGTTGTGAATGGTGCTGATATGAAAGATGGTATTCTTAAAATTGAGATGGAACGAATCATCCCAGAAGAAAAGAAACCTCGTACAATCAAAATCAAATAAAAGTGAGTGCGCCTCTTGACAGGGGCGCACTTTTATGTTATAGTAATGAATACTTAAAATATAGGATGTGAATGTGAAAAAAGTAGACTACAAGTACTCAGAAGATAAAATTCTGAGTGAACTAAAAACTTATATTGATGCCACTTATGGTGAGCATTATTCCAAAAACAAATTCCAAGCAACAGAATTTATCATGGACGGTGGACATGGTGAAGGTTTCTGTATCGGTAACATACTGAAGTATAGTCAACGGTACGGAAAAAAAGATGGCAAGAACAGAAAAGACTTGCTAAAAGTAATCCATTATGGTATAATGGCACTTCATAATCACGATACATACGGAGAATAATTGAATGAAACTTAGTAATGATACCAAAGAGGTTCTAAAGAACTTCTCAACGATTAACCAGAATCTTCTGGTAAAAAATGGTAGTGTGATTGGCACAATGTCTGCAATGAAAAACATTGTTTCCAAAGCAACTATTCCAGATACTTTCAACAACGAATTTGCAATCTATGACTTGAATGAGTTCTTGTCTGCAATGTCTTTGTTCAAAGACCCAACTCTTACTTTTGATGAGAAGAGTGTACGGTTCAGTGAAGAAGGTGGAGGCAGTAAACTAACTTATATGTTTAGTGACCCATCCATCGTGACTGCTCCAAAGACAGAAATCACTATGCCTTCTGTTGATGTGGAGTTTACCTTCACGCAAGATACTTTCAATCAAATCTTGAAAGCGTCTGCTGTACTTGGTGTTCCAGATGTAGTTCTCAAAGGAACTGCTGGTAGTGATATTGTCCTTACTGTTACTGACCGTAAGAATGAAACATCTAATGACTTTAGTATCGTGGTTGGTGAAAACTCACCAACTGACTTCACATACTTTTTCAAGGTTGAAAATCTTAAACTCCTTTCTGGTGATTACAAGGTACAAGTATCTTCAAAGGGCATTTCACATTTCAGTAATGTGTCAAAGTCTATCGAATACTTTATTGCTCTCGAAGCTGCCTAAACCAGAAGGAACTATATAATGAATGATGTGATGTTATGGGTGGAGAAATACCGCCCGTCTAAAATCAGTGAGTGTGTACTTACTGATGACTTAAAGAAAACCTTTCAGACTTTTGTAGATGAAGGACATATTCCAAATCTACTATTGTCTGGAGGCCCAGGCGTTGGTAAGACTACCGTTGCAAAAGCAATGCTGTCTGAACTCGGCGCTACCTATATGATGATAAACGGTTCTGAAGAATCGGGTATTGATGTACTGCGAAACAAGATTAAGAACTTTGCTTCTACTGTCTCTATGGACGGTAATCGTAAGTTTGTAATATTGGATGAGGCAGACTATCTCAATCCACAATCTACACAGCCTGCGTTGCGTGGATTTATTGAGGAGTTCCACAAGAACTGTGGATTCATTCTAACCTGTAACTTCAAGAACCGAATCATTGACCCACTTCACAGTAGATGTTCTGTTGTGGAGTTTCGTATCCCATCCTCTGAAAAACCTAAACTTGCTGGTGAGTTCTTTCATCGTGTACAAGATGTTCTTAAAACAGAACAAGTACAGTTTGAACCAAAGGCAGTTGCTGGTATCGTAGAGAAACACTTCCCTGATTGGAGAAGAGTTCTAAACGAACTACAAAGGTATTCTGCATCTGGTATGATTGATGCTGGTATCCTTGTCAATCTGTCTGAAACGAATATGAGAGACTTGACTAAGTTCCTCAAAGAGCAAGACTTCAAGTCTATTCGTAAATGGATTGCTAACAATCTGGACAATGACCCATCTCGTGTATATCGTAATATCTATGATACACTTTATGATGAGGTTCAACCACAAACTGTTCCCCATCTTGTTCTTGCAACAGCAGACTATTCTTACAAGTCAGCCTTTGTTGCAGACCAAGAAATCAATATGCTTGCATATATGGTTGAGATTATGTCTCAGGTGAACTTCAAATGAGTGGGTACGAACTAAAGCATTATCTTAAATCTCTCAACGAAACAAAGGAGAATCTGATGGAATCAGATGACCCTATGTGGGAGAAGAAGTACTCACCATTCATCATTAACAAGTGTCTTGCACCATTCAATGATACAATCATGCTTGTTAATGAGATGAATCAACGTCACCACCTACCATC